GCCACCTCCACGCCGGCCCCAATAGACGGCTACATGGCCATCATTTACCAAATGCGCATATGGCGCGGATTTCATGCCGCCCCTTGTGTAATCGTAACCAGCGGTAACACCCAAAATTCCCCTCCTGGCTAATTCTTGTTTGTTTTTCCATTTGCTAGACGGTTTGCTCTTGATAGCCTTTTTTAGTTGGTTTTTCCCGCCGTTACGCCTGGCCGCTATGGTTTTACTCCATAATTTATAGGTTCCTGTTTTACTGGATTGTGGTGTATTTATTCGATATTGTTTTTTAATTTCTGTTGCAACAGCAGTTAAAATTTTTCGTTGTACGTTACGTTTTAGGCTATCGCTTAATACATGGAATGCCTTTTCCATTTGTGCCAGATCGCGCGGTGATACTTCCATGATAGGCTTTACCATTTTTAAATATCCTCCGTACAATACAACCACAACTCACGCTTATGAGTGTCCCGCCGTTGTACAGTATCAATATTTAAAATCACGCTGCCCCATTTAACCCGGTGTTCTGGTACTGGAAACGTCCCCGATTCAACAAACCGGATCCTAACAATAGCCGTATATTTAGCATCTACCTGTTGTCCTCGGATTACCTCCGCGCCGCCCTTGTAAATTACCTCGGCATAAACTGTTGTGTATGTACTCCAGGATTGCGAAATCTGGCCGGCGCTGTCTGCGGTTCCGGCGTTGCTTTGCAACTGTATACGGTGTCTTAGCGCGCCGGATCGTACCATAGGAACTCCTCCCCTATTTTGTACGCTGCCAATATGCTTTGTAACGCCAATGGTACAACGGCTGGGGCCGCATTAAACGCCACCGCTTCACGGTGTTCGAAATAATGCCCAACCAGCAATAGCGCGGCCTGCTTGATTCCTTCCGGCGTTGCGTCAGAATCCCCATAGCCACAAACAAACCGAATTTCTACAGCGTCAATTTCCCGCCGGCTAACTGGCCAGACTTCATTAAACGCGGGTTGTATGATACCCGGCTCTCTTGAATCCGAAACCTTATATTTAGAACTGGATAGCGTAGTTTGCACCCCGTCCCCGTCAATATATTTTATGTGCGTGATCGATTGCAATTGCCCTTTAGGGATGTTAATTGCAACCCGCCCGGCTGGGAATCTATCAACGATTAAATCATAAGTGGCTGTGCATATCTGGCGCCCCGTTGCCGTTTCTATGTACGCTGTAGCCGCTTTGATATAGTCGTTTATCTGCGTATCAAACGTTGTTTCGCTGGAATCAATCGCAATATGCTTTTTCACCTCGGTTGAGTCAATCGGTTCATCCGTTGGCGCTGTGATCGTTTTAACTGCGTAGTTATTACTCATCAACTACCTTTTTGGCTCGTTTTTTTGGTGCTTTACGCGCGGCCGATTCAACCACCGGCGGGCGGCTGGGGGGTTTACCCCCAACCGCTTTAGCCTGGTTGGAATCTAAAAGCCTTTTACCTTCAGCATCAGAAACCTCGATTATATCGCCAACGGATTGGCTAAAACTGGTTCCTGCTCTGCTTACTAATAATTCAACTTTCATAATTTCCCCTTTTGGTTACGCCTGGATTAGGTGTTTAATTGGATTTGTTCCCGCGTCCAATAAAACACTGTCATGGCGGCTAAACGCTACGAACCCGGTCTGGTCATAATCTCTATAGCGTTCGTCCATACGGGCAAGTTTAACCCCGCCAGCGTCACGGATTAAGAACTTGGAGAAATCACCAAACAAAACAGTTTTTTCGCCTGTGGCGATACTGCTGGCCATTTCCTGATTAACTACAACCGGTTTCCCTAGCAACATATCCGGAGCATCGGAAGTTAAACCGGGCTGCCATAGATATTGATTGTTGGAATCCTTCAATTTGCGTACAGCAGATTTAACGCTGTTGTGCATCATGAAGCCGGCGCTGCTTGAATCCTGGTAAGCAGGATCCACGCTAGCAAGTAAATCAATCAATTCATCCATAGTAATAGCCGTTGCACTTGCAGCGGTTACGCCCAGGGTTGAACCCGTTACAATTCCCTCAGGCTGGCTAGATCCTGTACCGGTTGTGAAATGCTCTGCGGTAATGCGGCCCAATCTTTCACCAATCATAGAACCAATTTCAGCACCTAGATTAAACGCGCTATCCTGCATCAACTCAGCCGAAACGCGGATTAGCTTTGAACTGTATTTGTAGGCGTTTAGTGTTACGCTTCCATATACAACGTCTTGCTCGCTAACCTGGGTATTTTCGGCTAGGATTGCACCTTTGTTTGAAGTGTCGTTAACGGTTGGCCAGGGAATATCATTACCCGATGCCGTCCGTAAAACTCGACTAACTCGACGCGGCCCGCCAAATGCTAATAACGCCCGCTCTAGTTCGTTACTGAATCCCTCGGGGATTGTGTAACCACCAGCGGCGGCCGTTGTGCTTTGGGCGCGAAATTCGCCACCAAAACCATTGGCGTTATATTTGCCGGCTTCGCGGTAATCAATTTCAAAAAACGCTTTGCGAGGATCTACGCCGCAACGTTTCGCCGCTGCGTAAAGATCGTCGGTTACATCCTGACCAGATTGGAAACGACACCATGCAACCAATGCTTTAGACTTTGTATCGTCCGTGATTGGCTGCGGTTCGTCGTTTCGTTTAGCTTGCCATTCTGATTTCTGTCGTTCTTCGCTGATTGCGTCCAAACGCGCTGAAACGTCTAGCTGCTGTTGTGTTGCTGCTTGTGATTCAATAATAGAATCATATTCAGCGTTGACAACGTCCCAACGTTCCCGTTCTTCGGCTCCCCAGCTATCTTGGCTATCGCCCAGGGTTTTAATTTCAGCCGCTAGCGTGTTACGCTGTTCCTGTAGTTCTTGCAATTTATCAACTGCCATTTTATCACCTATGAAATAAGAGGTTTCACGGTGCGCCATTACATCGGCCCACCTATAAACAAAAATATTGCCTATAGCCCCGGCCTAAACGGCGTTGCTTTAGAATGTTACCGGGGTTGGCTAATCGCCGCCCGATGATTGAGATTATCTACAAATCTAAATTAGCGTCAAGTTTAATTTGTGCCAATCTGATTTTAACTTTGTCAGATTCCGCAAAATGCTGTTTTTCCCAACTGGAAACCGCTTTTTTTGCTTCGTCTATATTTTCTTTAGATCGCATGCCGCTAGTGGCGCTTTCGTAAGCTGGATAGGTCACCACCGACACGTCAAACAGATTCGCGTCGGTAATATTGCGAAATGTCTGGCCCTCGCTGCGCTCGATCTCTTGGCCGCTACTGTTTACGCTAAACGCAAAGCTAGAACCGCTAACGTCGCCCCTGTTAACGCTTTCGGCTAGGTCTTTAGCCGTTTGGGTGTTGGGCAAGTCAACGTCATAACGCAACCCGGTAGAATCCGTAGATAATCGCAATGTTCCCGACGTGGTACGGCCTAAAACGTGATTGGGATCATGGTTAAATAACGCCCTAACGTCCTGATTTTCTGCAAGCGCTCTATCGAATGCCCCCGGTTGGATCCGTTCAAAGTAATTATCCATTAATTGAAATTGTGTTCCTGGATCCTCGGCCCGATGGAATACGGCCGCATAGCCGCTAATAGTGGTTGTGCCGTCCTGCCGGGTTTCAACCGTTACGGGTTGTTGGTTTGGGAATATTTTAGCCATTGTTGAAAATCTCCTGTTTATATCTTGCGATCGTATCCGCTGAATAATCTTTTAAAACGGTTTTTAACGCCGCTGTCCGCTGTTCCGGTTCGCTGCTGGTGATAACGCCCGCTATACGTTCACTTATTTGATTAAATACAAACTGCCCTAAACGCTGCTGCATTTCCTCGGCATTTGATCCACTAATGGCCGCTATTAGGTTTATACTATCGCCGGTTTCGGTGCGTAGCTGCTTATTTTCATCGTCTAGGCACGTTTCCACCCAATTAGAAAACCCTGGTTTGCCGGATTCCCTGGTAACTTTACGCGCCAGATACCCGGTAAAACGGCTAACAGCGGCATCTAATACCTTGTACGCCGGCTCTAATTGGGCGTTTCGTAGCATTTCCGGCATTTCTTCTATTACTTCCGGCTGTTCTTGATCGGCGTATTCCATATTAAGCGGCCGTAAATATTTGCTGCCCATCTTATCCGGCCGCGGGTTTAGGTTTTGCATTGCGCGGACTTCATCCGGCGATAATATCCCCGCTTCTATGCCGGTGCGGTATATCTGGTATTGTGTCGCAATGTCTGCGGCTATTAACGCCCCAACGTTAAATTCTATAAAGTGGCTGTTGGATTCCTGCTCCATTGGTGCAAGTATCTTCAAATAACATTCTGATTCAATGGTTTTCAACCAGGCCGATAGACAATGATTCAAATAGGAGCGGTTTTCCTGCTCTAGTGAATTGTAGCTAGCGTTTGAATCGTCGCCCAATTTATGGGGTGGGATATTAAACCAGCGGGCCACCTCTTTAACTTGCTGCGTCCTGGCGGCTACCATCTGCGTTTGTTCTGGCGTGAACTGTGCCTGGTGAAACTTCGCCCCATCCCGCAATATTACGGTTTTAAAACTTGTATCTAGCCCTTCGTAAGTTTTACGGAATCCCGATTCTAGATTGTCGGCGCCTTGTTTCTGCATCCCCGCCGGCATTTCTAGAATGCCACCAATCCGGCCGCCGTTGCTAAAATACTTACTAGCGAAATTCTCCGCGGCTATGGATAGTGCAAACGATTCCCGCGCCTTATAGATTAACTGACAATCTGCTAACCCGTTTACGCTCACTTGCTCCAGGTGCAAAATGTTAGATGCTGCAAACCCTTTTAATTCTCCGCCGATCTCCGATACATAAAACAGCACGCCCGCCTTGGTTCGGTGTGGGCTAGTTCGATCCGGTAGCAATGGCAATAGGGAAATAGGTTTGCCGGTTTCGTCCCGCTCAATTAGTGCATAGGCGTTTGACCATAAGAGGGCGTGGGTCATCATTCGCCGCCAGAATTTAAACGCGCTCATTTCGCTATTCGGCCGATACTTCAACAGCCGTTGCCCTGGGTGGTTCTCATCGATTACCCGCCCTTTGTCGCCTTGTTCCGGGGTACGCTTATAAATGTTTAGGGGTAGCTTGGCAACGTCCCCAGATATTAAATTGATTGCCTGAAATACCGGCGCGATAGCTAAAGCCCGCTCAGGACTAACTGAAATACCCCCGCCGCTAACGTTACCATTGAATATTTCGTTGAATACCTCAGGGCTACCCAGGGGAATATTAGGGTTTTCTATTGCCCGTTTAGCATCGATCCCAGCACCAACAATATAGGTTTCACTCATAATAACTCGATTGGGTTTTCATTATAATAATCGTACGTTTCCGCTGGTTCCGCTTCGGCCGTAGCCCGCCCAATACCCATAATGGCCGCCACAATTCCATCAATTTTACGCTGTGATTCAGATCCGGGCTTAACCGGCCGTTTGTTATTGTTGGCGTCTGTTTTGATGGTAACGCTTGCAGCCTGCCAATTTAGTATTGGGTTGTTTAGGTGTTTTAGTTTCTTAGCAATAACCAACCGTTCGAATTCTGCTGTAGGGCCGGCATAGTGCATAATAGTTTGGGGAAAGTTTGTACGTAAACAGCCTAATTGATTTTCAATTCTGGTCGTTAGGTCTTCTGCGTACATCCTATCGTAAACTATTTCGGTAATTATATATAATTCCGCTAATTCTGCTATACGATTTTCTATGTAACCGTAGTCGATTACCTCGCCGGGTATCAACTCTAGCCATCCATCATTTGCCCATTGCATATATGGGGCTATATGGCTATTGTTCTTGGCGGCCGCCTCTGGATAAAAGAAAAATGGCAATAATGTGAACTCGTCGCCGTGTGTAAAAACTAATACTACCGCGGTCATATCCCTTGTGCGGCTTAGATCTATACCGGCTATACACTCCATACCCGCTAAATCATCGGGATCCATAGCAACGGCGCAGTTATTCCAATCCTCGATGCGTAACCAGGGGGATTCGCTAGTACCCCAGATATTCAACCGATACATTTTGAAATTCTGCCAATCGGATAGGCTACGCCGCGCCCGCTGCATAGACTTGGTAAACTCATCTTGGCTAATGATTGTCCCCATTGATGGGTTTGCCGCTTTCCATACGTCCGGATGTTGTAATTCGTCATCCGTTAACGTGGAATCCGCGGCATATTTCAAAAAGAAAAATTCGTGATCGTCAATGGCCCCGCCGTTTACCTTTTCGCCGTATTCCCATTGGCGCCGGCCGTAGCCTATTGGGTTGTTTCCGGCGGTCGATATTTCAAACCGCATCCACTCTGAGCGGCTAATACCGGCATGCTCTATAGCGTTGGCGGTTCGTGGGTCTAATACGTGTACCTCGTCTACGATGCAAGATCCGTTTAAACCTTCTAGGCTTTGATAATTAGAACCCGCTACAATTTGATAATTTGAATGTGTCGGTTCATAGGATACTACGCCGGTGCTGTTATTAATCATGCATAATTGATTTAATGCGGGTGATTGCTCTACCATCATTCTAGCGTTTTTGTGAACGATTCCGGCCTGTTTAGAATCCCTGGCACAACTATAAACGTGATTCCCTGGTTCCCCATCGGCCGCCAGTAGATACAAACCAACAAACGCGCCCATAGGTGATTTACCGTTTTTTTTGGGTAGCCAACATGACGCAATACGAAAACGGCGTATATCCCGCCCGTAAAACTCCGAATACGTCACCCATCCAAATAACCTATAGAATAGGTCTATCTGCCAATCCATCAACCTAACGGGTTTTCCTGCGTAATCGCCCTCATATAAGCATAGATTGGATTCTATGAAATTACAGATATGCTCTCCGCGGGCCTCATCCATAAAATAGCCGGCGGCCTTGGCTTTTTCATCTGCTGCGTTTCGTATCCAATCAGCCATTTATTACCGCTCCCTGGGTTGAATCTGTAAAACGGCCTCGGATGGTTTGTCGACCGTGATTCGGCCCCGGCTCGATGGCGTTAACCCGAATTCAACTAGCAGTTTTAATGTACGGTCGAACCAATCCCGCGCCGCTATATCGTTATGATTTCGCCGCCCGTCCACTATTAACCCCTCGGCCTCGCTGGCCACCTGATAACGCCGCCAGTTGGCATAGGCAATAGATAATTGCTCTAGTGCCATTTTATCAGTTGTTGTTAATACGCCCAATTTATCTAATAATTCTCCGTAATACTTCCAGGCCTCAACCGCGTGTTTATCTTTTACCCATCCGGGTTTACGGTGTTTTTTTCTATCCGGTTTCGGTGCGGCATAATTTAACCTATCTGGGTTTTTCTTATCAATCCCCCTTAGCCGTTTGATTTCGTCGGGTATCCGCTTTCGTCCTCTCGTCATGTTTTCGCCTCCTGTTGAAATCGATAGTTTGTGGGGAAAAAAATACGCGGG